CAGACATTCCGCACTTCAATCCGCTCTCAATCTCATTGCCGATCTGGAAACCATCTCCACCACGCGCGAACTATCTCTTGGCGAGTCTGAGCGCCTTGAACGGGCAATTCAGCGCGCCAACCGTCTCGACAATACCCATGCCCGTCTATTTCGCCCCTGGACGCCCTCAGACGACCATAAGCTGGCCTATCTGGTGTCAGTGTCCAGAACTGCCGACGACATCGCCACGCAGCTTGACAGGACGTCTCACGCGGTTCGGCGGCGCATCCACAAACTGAAACGGCACGGCATGATTGAACGAACCGACCGTCGCAAACTCAGATACGCCGGACAAGGGTTCAAATGCGGCGGTGATGATGACGGGATAGGAGGCTAGGTTATGGGACGTCCGACCAAGAAAACTCCTGAAACGGTCGCTGAGATCATCCGGCGCCTGACGCACGGTGAGCCTCTGTCCAAAATTTGCGCTGATGACCACATGCCCGACTTCTCAACTGTGTGGGATTGGGAGCAAAAGGACGAAGAGTTTGCCAACATGTCCGCGCGCGCGAGGCATCTTGGAACACATCATATGGCCGATGATTGCATCCAGATTGCGGACGAGCCGGGCGACCCGTCCGACAAGCGCGTCCGCATCGACACGCGGCTTAGGCTTATCGGAATGTGGAACCGCAAGGACTACGGCGCAAAGCAGGAAATTGAACACAAGGGCGGTGTGACGGTCGTCACGCAGGACCATGACGCAGACCTTTAGCCTGACGCCAAAGCAGAAAGCAGCCCAAGCCGTTCTCGCCAGCAATGCAAAGCATGTCATGCTGTTTGGCGGCTCCCGATCTGGCAAGACGTTCCTGCTTGTGCGGGCGGTGGTTATGCGGGCGCTCAAGGCTCCGAACAGCCGTCACGTGGTGTTCCGCTTCCGGTTCAATGCAGTCAAGGCTTCAGTCGTTCTTGACACATTCCCCAAGGTCATGCGGCTGGCGTTCCCCGGCGTCGATTACAAGCTGAACAAGGAAGATTGGTTTGCCACTCTGCCTAACGGCGCGGAAATCTGGTTTGCCGGTCTGGACAATCCCGAGCGCGCTGAAAAGGTTCTGGGGATGGAGTTTGTAACGCTGTATTTCAACGAGTGTTCGCAGATTCCCTATGCGTCGATGCAGATGGCGATTACCCGCTTGGCGCAACAGGTTGACCAGGTGGTTGACGGACAAGCGCGACCGCTGCGTCCTCGTGTCTATTACGACGAAAACCCGCCATCAAAGGCGCACTGGTCATATCGTCAATTCATTCAGAAAGTTGACCCGGACACCAAGGTCGAATTTGCACGGCCCGAGGATTACGCTTGGTTCAAGATCAACCCGCAGGACAACCGCGACAACATCGCTGGAGACTATATTGAGACGCTTGAGGCGATGTCAGGACGGATGCGCCGCCGGTTTCTCGAAGGTGAATTTGGCGAGGCTGTGGCTGGCGCGCTGTTTTCTGAAGATATTATCGAGACATGGCGCGTCACTGATGGCGTTGTTCCCGACATGGTGCGCATTGCAGTCGCCGTCGATCCTTCCGGCTCTGGCGATGCAGACAACGCGGACAACGACGCAATCGGGATTGTCGCCGTTGGCATTGGCACAGACGGCAATGGATATGTTCTCGAAGACGCAACGGTAAAGGCTGGTCCAGCGACGTGGGGCAAGGTTGTGGCGTCCGTATTTGACCGCCACGAAGCCGATATTGTGGTTGGCGAGACGAACTATGGCGGGGCGATGGTCAAGCACGTCGTGGACACCGCGCGGCCACGAACGCCATTCAAGCAGGTGACGGCAACGCGAGGAAAGGTTGTCCGCGCTGAGCCATTTTCCGCCCTGTATGAGAATGGAAAAATTCGCCACGTTGGCCGGTTCAATGAACTGGAAGAGGAACTCACCTCGTTTACGACAAACGGGTATATCGGAGGAAGCAGCCCGAACCGTGCCGATGCGCTGATCTGGGCGCTGGCTGAATTGTTCCCCGCTATTGTTAAGCCGCGCAAGGAAGAGACTGTTCCTGCCTCCATCCCGTCGATGCGTTCTGCGTTTGGCCGCTAAAGGTTCAATTGCGCCGCCATCCATCCAACGCCAACCCCGCTGGCATGGAAGACGAAGACCCTAAGACAGCCGACCTGACCGACGTGCATGATCGTGCAATGCGCCGGTTTGAGGAAGCCGTCATTCCGCAGATGGAAATCCGCGAACACGCGATCCAGTGCCGCCGGTTTATCTCGGTGCCGGGTGCGATGTGGGAAGGCGAATGGGGCGAACAGTTCGAGAACTCTGTTCGCGTTGAAATCGACAAGATCAGCAAGGGTTTTGACAAACTCGTGCGCGATTACCGCGAGAATCGGATCGTTCCTGATTTCCGTCCTGCAAAGGGCAAGGGAAGCCAAGAGACAGCCGACACACTGGACGGGCTGCACCGTGCTGACAGTCACCGCTCTGGCTCGCAGGAAGCCCGTGACATTGCCGTTGAAGAAGCGTTCGCGGGTGGTTTTGGCGCATATCGGCTCAAGAACGAACTTGAGGACGAATATGACAAGGACAACGATGCACAGCGCATCAATCCCGGCTTCCCGATTGTGGATGCGGATCAGCGCGTGTTCTTTGACCCGAACTCCAAGCGATACGACAAGAAGGACGCGCGCTATGCGTTCGTGCTGACGGCTGTAGCAAAGGGTGCGTTTGAGGACGAACACCCCGAAGCCGCAGCTTCATGGCCCGACGGAACGCGCCGCATCAATTGGGATATGTTCACGCCCGAAGTCGTGATTAAGTGCGAGTATTACGAACGGCAGGAACGCGACGAAGACCTTGTGATCCTGACACACTCGATTTCAGGTGACGAGCAGCGCCATTGGGGCGAAGACTTTGACGAAGACGAACTGAAAGAGGCAAAGGCGCTCGGCTGGACGGCCAAGACGGTGAAGCGCAAGCGGTGCCGCGTTCGCAAGTTCACGATGACGGGCGCTGAGGTGCTGTCCGATGACGGCTTCATCGCGGGCAAGTCCATTCCGATTGTGCCGATCTATTACAAACGCTGGTATGTGGACAACGTGGAGCGGTTTCGCGGCTATGTGTCCAAGCGCATGGACGCACAGCGGATTTACAACGCCAAGGTTTCCAAGCTGGCAGAGACGGATGCACTCGCACCGCGCGAAGTGCCGATCTTCGACCCGGATCAGGTGCCAGGCGAGATCGGGCAGATGTGGGCCGATCAGAATATTGAACGCTACCCCTATCTGCTCGCCAAGGCGCTGCGGAACGAAGACGGCTCGATTGCGCACATGGGCGCTGTCGGCACAGTCTCGCCACCGCAGCTTCAGCCCGTCACGTCGGCGCTGCTCCAGATTGCGGCGGGCGATCTCACAGAAGAGGATCAAGACCCTGACGAGGTGAAGGCGAACACGTCGGCTGAGGCGATGGACATTGCATCGACCCGCGTTGACGCGCGCTCGTCGGTGCCGCTCGATAACGTCAAGAAATCCATCCAGCGCGAGGGCGAAATCTACCTTGAGATGGCCGAAGACGTCTATTTCGAGGAAGGCCGCGAAGTCGAAACCATGTCCGAAGATGGCGACGACGGTCTAGCTGTTCTGAAGCAGCCGATGACCGACGACGCGGGCAAGTTCACAATCACCAACGACTTCCACGCTGGAGCCTACAAGGTCATCGCGGACGTCACCGAAACGACCGCCACGCGCCGTGACAAGACTGTCAAGGCGTCGCTGAACATGGCGCAGGCTGCAATGGCGGCGGGCGATCAGGAATTTGCGCAAGCCTGCCTGATTACGGCGGTCTACAACGCGGACGGCGAAGGCATTGACGATCTGCGTCAGTTTGCGCGTCGTCGCGGCCTTGATCTCGGCCTGTTTGAACCGAATGAGGAAGAGGCTGCGCAGGCTTCGGAAATGGCGCAGAACGCACAGCCCGACCCGACGCAGGTTCTGGCTGAAGCGCAGGGGCAGGCGCTACAGGCTCAGGCGGCAAAGGATATGGCGACGGTCAAGAAGATCGGCTCCGAAGTCAGCCTGAACGAAGCCCGCCGCGTTGAAACGCTGGCCAAGGCAACGGGGCAGGTGATTCCGATGGGGCGCGTTGCCGGTCTGTAGCGTCAAAGGTTCAATTGCTCCGCGCCATACCCGTTTTTAACCCTCACCGCGTCGGCAACCGCCAAGCCGTGAATTGGTGAGAGTGAGGGTTACGATATGGCAGACGAAGAATTGGACGACGTTCTCGAACTGGAAGATGTGGTTGACGGTGAGGCTGAGGCTGAGGCCGAAACCGAAGACGCCATTGAAGGCGAGAACGACAACGCAGACGACGCGTTGGAAATCCAGTTTGACGATGATGAGGCCGCGCCAGCCTCGGGGGATAGTTCCGTCATCCGCCATCTGCGCGATACTGTTCGCCGCCTCAGCGATGAGGTTGCGACATACCGCAAGACGGCAGCACCGGCTCAGATCGAAGTCGGCAAGAAGCCCGATCTTTGGGATGATTGCGAAGGCGATCAGGACAAATTCGAAGCGGAGTTGACGGACTGGAACGAACGCAAGCGCAAGGCTGAGGCTCAACAGGCCGAGGTGAGCAGCGTTCAAGAGGAAGCCCAAAAGGCGTGGGAAGCAGACCTCCAGACGTTCAAGGAACAGGAAGTCAAGCTGAACGCGCCCGACATGGACTTCGCCAAGGAGGTGGTCACGTCTGCGCTCACTGATGTGCAGGCGGCAACCATCATCAAGGCCGCGAAGAATCCCGCGCTCGCCATTTACGCACTGGGCAAGCATCCCGCGAAACTCCAGGCGCTCTCCCAAATCAAAGACCCGATCAAGCTGGCAGCCGAAGTCGCACGAATGGAAGGAAAGATCACGATGGCGAAACGGCAGTCCGCACCGGCTGTTGAGCGTGTCGCGGAAGGGTCCGCGTCTCTCGCTGGCAACCGGAACAAAACTCTCGAACGGCTCGAAGCCAAGGCCGCGAAGACTGGGGACCGCACTGAGCTGATCCGGTATCGCAAGGGGCTGAAGCAGGAAGCCGCCTGACACCAATCGGGGAATTCCACGTCGCGATGACGTCACCCCTCCCATGAAGGACTTTTCACGATGGCTACTTCTTTCACCAAACAAGAACAGGTTATGTTCGACAAGGTTGTCGAAGGTTTCGACGATCTGCTTGTCATTTCCAAGGGCTTTGACCTCTATGACCCGCTGACTGCTCAGGAAGCCGTCAACGCTGGCGACAAGTTCTGGGTTCCCGCGCCGATGATCGGCTTCAGCTACGACGGCTTCGATCAGTCGGCCAACTTCGACGGCCTGACGCAGTTGAACGTTCCGGCATCGGTTGGCTATCACAAGGCCATCCCGAAGACGCTCTCGGCCAAGAACCTTCGTAACACCTATGCGATGGAACAGATGGGCCGCGCTGCCAAGCAGAAGCTCGCGTCTGACGTCAATCTGGCCTGCTTCAACACCGCCGCGCTCTATGGCTCGGTGTTCTCGAAGCGCACGGCAGCCGCAACGGGTTATGATGACGTCGCCGATCTGGACGTTCGCTTCACCCGTATCGGCGTCCCTCAGGATGGCCGCATGGCATTCTATGCTCCGTCTGCAATGAACGCGATGGCAGGCAACCTCGCCAGCCGTGCAGAAGACTCAAAGCGTTCCAAGGATGCCTACGAGCGCGCGCTCATCCGTCACGATGTCGCGGGCTTCGAAGTGTTCAAGAACGATCAGGAAATCCGCCTCACCGCTGCCACCGGTGGCGCTATCCTCATCAACGGTGCAAACCAGCGCACGGTCCCGGCTGCCACGTCCACTTCGGCGGGCCTGACGGAAAACAAGGACAACCGCTACACTGATCTCGTTGTTGACGGCGGCACCTATGGCAACATCAAGGTTGGTGACGCCTTCACGATTGCGGGCGTCAATGAACTGCATCTTGTGACCAAGCAGGACACAGGCCAGTTCAAGACCTTCCGCGTCATTGACAAGCCCGCTGCCAACACGATCCGCGTATATCCGGCGATTATCGACGCGGCAGAAGGCTCCATCGGCTCGAAGGAATACGCCAACGTATCGGCGGGTCCGGCTGACAACGCGGCTCTGACGTGGCTCAACACCACGGCGGCCCCGATGAATCCGTTTTTCCGCAAGGAATCGCTCATCCTCATTCCGGGCAGCTATGCAGTTGACCCCGAAGACGGATGGCAGGTCATGCGGGCAACGACTGATTTGGGCATCGGCATCACCTACACCCGCCAAGGCGCGATCAACGACCTCAGTGTCAAGGCTCGTTGGGACTTGGACTTCGGGACGGCGTTGCTCAATCCTGAAATGGCTGGCGTCCAGCTATTCAGCCAGGCGTAACAATGATGGGGCGGGCTTTCGGGTCCGCCCTGTTTTGAAGGATTAAACGATGCGTCCTTTTCAACCGAAGCTGAATGGCAAGATCGTCATTGCAAACGCTACAACATCGGCGGCGGCAGTGGAACTTGACACGTCTTGCTCCGAATTCGCGTTCTATAACACGTCGGCAACGGCAACAGCCTATATTGCGGTGACCTCAACGGAGGGTGGCGAAACCCCTGCTGCACCGACTGCCGCGCTTGGCTTCCCCATCCCGCCAGCGTCGGGCATTGTCCGGCTGTCATTTGGCGAGGGCAAGAAATCCATTCGCGCGATTGCCACGGCGGCTGACGGCAATCTCGAAGCCATCCCCGGCAAGGGCAACTAAGTGACAATCACGATCACCATTGATCCGGGCGGCAAGTCCAAGGGCGAGATTATCGAACTCGCCTTTGAACTGTGCGGCCTTCCCGGTTACGAATTTGGCCGCGAACCGGAAGAGGTCAACGCGGCGCTTCGTCATCTGAACGCACAGATGAAACGCTGGCCGTGGACGATGGTGACATACGATCAGCCGACCTATGGGCAGGGCGCGCCGGAAGACCCGTCTGGCTTGCCTGACAATGCCGTTGACGCAGTTGCAGGTGAACTGGCCAAGCGGCTGGCATCCATTCACGGCAAGACGCTCTCGCCTCATGCGCTGAAGTCGATCACGCAGGCGTATGACGTCTATCTCGGCACCTATGCACCCGCGAATGTGCCGACGATGAAGTTTCCGAACAAGACAGCGCGCGGCATGGGCAATCGCTCATGGGGATACGATCAACCATTCATCACGGAGGCGTAAATGCAGCTTCCGTTGCTCTCGGGCATTGTCGGCAGCAACCAAGCCGAATTCAAGCAGTCCTATCCCAAGAACCTTGAGCCCGTCGTCATCGAGAGCGGGCTATCCAATGGCCAACTGCGCACGACGTCGGGGGCCGTGCAGACTGACACAGGGCCGGGCGTAGATCGCGGCGGCGTCTATTGGAATGAACGCTGTTACCGCGTCATGGGGACGCGCTTCGGCTATGTGACGAACCTCGGCGCATGGGTTGAAATCGGGGATGTTGGCACGGGCGGGCCATGCGCGTTCGACTATGGATTCGACCGGCTGGCGATCAACTCGGGCAATCGTCTCTACTATTTCAACGGTGCTGCGCTGTCTCAGGTGACGGACCCCGATCTCGGCAACGTCAATGATGTGATCTGGATCGATGGCTATTACATGACCACGGATGGCACTTCGGTCGTGGTGACGGAACTGTCAGACCCGACGTCTGTGAAGCCGTTGAAATATGGCTCGGCTGAAGAAGACCCCGATATGGTCGTCGGGCTGGTCAAGGTGGCGAACGAGGCGCACATTCTCGGGCGTCATACGATTCAGGTATTCCGCAACGTCGGCGGCAATGGCTTCCCATTCCAGACCATTCGCGGCGCGACGATCCCATATGGCTGCGTCGGCGCGCGGGCGAAGTGCACCATTGACGGCACATTCGCCTTTGTCGGTGGCGCAAAGAACGAGGGCCTGTCTGTCTGGATCGCAGGTCAAGGCACGGCGCAACGGATTTCGACGCGCACGATTGACGACGATCTCGACGCAGTGATCGACCCGACGCTGATCGAAATCGAAGCGCGCGGCACACGCGGCGAACGACGGTTGATCGTCCACCTGCCTGAGGGCCGGTCGTGGGTGTTTCTGCTTGAGGCGACGAAGCAGGCGGGCGAACTCGTCTGGTATGAGGCAGAAACGGACGGCACATACAATATTCGTCACGCGGTTACAGCATATGGCCGCATGGTGGTGGGAGGGCCGAACGGGGAAATCGGCTTTCTCTCCGACGAAATTGAGGCGCACTTCGGCGAACTGCCAGAATGGCGCTTTGACTGCGGTCTGGTCTATGGCTCAGCCAAGGGTGGCATTGTGCGGCAAGTCGAACTCGTCGGGCTGACAGGGCGCGGCAATGGCACGGCGTCGATGGCAGTCATGCGCGATGGGCAGACGTTCTCGATTGAACTGACGCAGGCAACAGGGCCATTGGGCGCACGAGCCAAGCGCACGGTGTGGCGCCCTAACCTGAAATTCTCCAACTATGTCGGGCTGCGGTTCCGTGGACGCGGTGGCTTTCCGGGTATTGCCGCCTGTGAAGCTGATATTGAGGCGCTGGCGGTGTGAGCGTTTCGGACAGCCTTACGCGCAATGTCTTGTCGGGGTTGTTTCCGAACGACCCGCGCGCGGTCAAGGCGTTTGAGCAACTGACATTCGCGACCGATGACACGGCGGCGCTGGCATCATCCATGGCAGCCGCGACGGGCGCGCTTCAGGATGCGACATTCCTGACACTCTCGGCAAACGATGGCGCGCCGAACGAGCGCGTTCTCAAGATCGGGCACGGGCTTGCATCGGATGATGACGGCTCGTTTCTCACACTGTCGCTTGGCCTTGGTGCGGCGATTGTCGAGGGCGGCTATTCGGTCACGTTGCGCTCTCAAGGCGTGACGGACCTGATCTTGCCGTTCTCTGGCACTCTGGCGACGCTGGACGGGCAAGAGACGCTGAAGGCCAAGACACTGGCCGCTCCATCGCTCTCGGGGCTTGGGAACTACGCCAATGACGCGGGGGCTTCGGCTGGGGGTGTTCCTGTCGGTGGCATGTATCGCAACGGCTCTGTGCTTCAGGTGCGCGTCACTTAACGCCAAAGGTTCAATTGC